GCTAATTTGCACCAATCGCCCCCTAATTCGAGGCGAAACATAAGTCGTGCTCGCCGTCAAAGCATAGGGACCACTGGTCTGTGGCGTGGCGTATTGGCTGGGATAATCAACATAATTGAATGTTATGTTGACATTGGCGCTTTGCGTCCCCCCGTAATAACCCCACTTCATGTCGGGCCAAACCTGATCTATGAAGTTCTTCAAATCGGCTTCGGCTATGGCAAAATAACCCGTGGTGAAATTCGACAAAAGCGGCTGCCCATCGGCGTCGGTCGAAGTCTCATGCTGATAAATATACAAACTAGACGGGTCCGCCCCAATCGGCGGTCCTAGCACGCTTTCATTGATCCAAGCGGTTCGGCCAAGCGTACCAAAATCCCAAATTTGCAAATTAACATTGTATTTGACGTAGTTGGTAACTTCCCCGCCACCGCTAATGGTCGGGTAATACCAAGATATTTCACCAAATCGCGAGTTGGCGGCAACACGGATTTTGTCAAGATTTGTCAAATCAAGGTCTTGGAAAACAACGTCCCAAACCGGACAAAAGATAGGCGTAACGCCGGTTCCGCTTAGGCTAAAAAACTGGCTCTGCCCCATCCAATAAACAATGCCATTCAGGGATGCCGCCGCCTTTTTGGCGATCATGCCGCAGCCCGTGCCCAGCTCGTTGAAACTGTAAACATACGGCTGGCCGATGTACTGCATCGACCAAAGCGCAAGATCGGTCCAGACCAAACCCTGTTGCGGGCCTTGGATGCAGCCAACAATCTTTGAGCCCTTGGGTATTCTAAAAGACCCGGCCTGATTCGTAATCTGGGCAATCCACGAATTGAAATTGTTAACATCACACCAGCGAATCAAGAGCGGGTCTTGGATGCCGGTAAATGTCGAACCCCAAGCAATAATTTGCCGCTGAGGCATGGCGACAAAAATGCCATCGTTGACGGGAGGAGCCTGTGGAATGACCGTTGCGATAGGCGATCCGCTTGTCGGGTCCCACTGATATATGCCAGTGAAAGCCACACCATCAAAGGACGTCCCCTTGGCGCAAGAAATCAGGATTTCACCCCAATTGTCCAATGTCCAATCCGTGGCCGCAATACTTGTTCCCGCCGCAGCGGGGACAGCCACGCCCGTGCCATAACCACCCGCGCCATACCCGCCGACGCCATATCCCGTCGAGGTAATGGCGGGGCCGACGCCCGTGCTATAAAGAAAGAGAACATTCCCGCCATTCATTGAGACATTTGTCGCCGTCGATGTCGCGGTGTTCGCTGCTTGAATAGTGAATGTGCTTGGCAATCCATCCGGCGACGTTGGCGACGCTGGAACAGTTTGAACAATGTAATTGCCGTAGAGCGTGATGCCTCCCACCGTGGTAGGCACAAGGATCGGAAATGTGCTTCCGACCGAATAACCATGATCGTTTAACGTAACCGTAACGGAAGCTGATCCGTTTGCGGTTGTGAATTTCGGTACAGCGCCGCCATTGGTTACGGTCGCCGTGGCTCCAATAAAATTTCCAAGAACATTGGTCGCTTGAATTTCATATTGAGTTGTTCCGACATTTGCGTAAACAGGGTACAACCCAAACAAAACCAAACCGCCAACCGAGACTGGCGTTGCGATATAAACGCTATCGTAGGGGGTAATGCCCGTTATTGTCGCATCCGTTATAATGACATTTTGGCTGTTAATTACCGTTGAAAAGCTAACAGCGACATCATCGGATGCAATTTGAGGGGTAATATCAGCCAAACTGGTTGCGGTGGTAATTCCATTCGAGCCCATTACGCCGTTCATCACGGCAAGTTGAGACTGCCCGATCTGTGGCCCGGATGTTCTGGACTGCATACCAGCCGCAAGCCATTTGTTGGCGTTGGTGTCCTCCCAAGCCCACAAAGCGCGAACAACCGAAACCATTTGGCTGGCGTAATACTTGGTCCATCCGCCAAGTTTTTGAACAAGCAATCCCGATAACGGGTCGGGAATGAACCGAATAAGGTTACAGGTCGAAATAGACGTTTGATTCAATGCGGGCGTTTCATTCTGGTTGACGCCGCCAGTAAGTTTAACAGCCGCATGGGGCATGGATTAACCCCTCGTTGGCGTTGCGGGAGCCTGCGACATGGACGACCAAGCCGCCATCTGGAATTTCTTGCGATATTCCTCGCCAATCGCTGTTTTGAGAAGCGCCTGATACTGGCTCTCATAAGACTGCGCCATGGCAGGGTCATCCGATTGCCTGCCAAAATTTCGCTGATACGCCGAGATGTATATCATGCTAGCCATAATGAGCAAATCAGGTAAATAAGTTGAAATAAAAGTAGTCCCAGTCGCTGCGTTGGTTTGATTGGCAAATTGATAAAGAGAAGGAAGCCTCTGCGTCCCCGTAACTACTACATTATAGTTTGCATCAGCATAAGGGCCAAAAACAAATAAATTAGATGTATTTCCGCCCGTGGCGTAATCACCGCCATAAGGAGCAAAATAAACAGGTGGGCCAGTATATGAGCTGTCGTTATATACGTTTTGCAAAAATTCCTTGGTTGATGGCAATAGCGGCGTTGTAGCCGTCCCGCCCGATGAAGAAATCGCAATTGTCTGGATGGTGACAAAATCGTTCACGGATATTGTGAATTGATTTGTGCCAGCGGCGATTCCTGTCGAGCCGCCCGGATATGTCAATGAAGTCTGCGAGGGGAGCAAATCCACGTCACGCTGAATACGCAATTCCGCGTAATTCAACATCTGAGGAATAATTGTGTTAAAATAAGCGTCAACGCCCACAACAACGCCGTTTGTCGTCGTCGTATTCAAAACGGCCATGGTCGCGATCTGCGAGACATACCCGTTATAAGTGAGGGGTGTATCGTTGGGCGTTGACATTTTTACAATCCCAAAATTTGAGCGAAATATAGCCTATTCCGCCACGTCGCGCCACCCCTAGCAAATTACCACGAAAAATCGCCCGTTTTTTCCCTGTCAATTTTCGCCATGTCATTTGCATCCATCGGCTTAATAAACCCGCCCTCATAAAGACCAATCACGGTTTCCAGCGCCGGGACCGCCGCCCCAAGAGCCCCTAGAATAGCCGCATCGCTGACAACCGACGCAACCACGCTGGAAAGCCCCGGAATAGCCTTTTCGGCCTCGGCTGTAATGGGAGAACCAGCCGCCGCGTTGACAATGGTTTTTACCTTTGTTGCCGCAGCCGCAAGATCGTCCAAAATGGTTTTAAGCTGCGCGTTCATCGCCTAGCTCCATGAAATGACAATACCGCCATTGGCCCCAACGCCGCCAGTGTACCCGCCTGAACCAGCCCCACCGGGGCCACCCGCGCCGACGGACCAGTTGATTGTGGCTCCGGGGCTTAGACTGCCAAACGTATAAGTTTTTTGGGCAAAAGCTCCACCGCCGCCGCCGCCGGCAACATAAGTGTTACCTGCGAATACATTTGAAGCTCCGCCACCGCCGCCACCATACGCATTACCGGGGTTGCCATTTGTATTTCCACTAGCAGCCGCGCCACCCGTTCCGTTTGGATTTGGCGATGATGGATTACCCGCGTTGCCACCCTTGCCGCCAGTCGCTCCGTTTGATCCTGACGTGTTTGTGTCGCCGCCCGAAGCTGTTCCGCCACCACCATACCCGATAACAGTAGTTCCCGCCGTAGCTCCGCCAGCGGTGATTGTAGCACCTAAAGACGGAATGGTTATCGTGGTATTCCCGCCCCCGGAAGCTGGCGCATAAGTTATATTTATATTGATACCAAACCCGCCGCTACCCGCCCCCCACAATTGAAAAACAATCGACGTGGCATAAGGCGGAATAGTAAACGACCCCGATCCGCTTGTGTAAATTTGTGACCCCGATGTTGGCCCGGCTATGTAAACGAACGCCGCCATTAAGAAAGCGACCTTGTGTATTTGATCGTAAACGCCAAATTGGCGCACGAGGAATTACTGGAGACAGTCATATTGATCGAATTGCCAACAGCGACCACATTTGCGCTTGATTGCGTGACCGTGTTCAATGTGCTTGAAACGCTATTGGCCGCGCCACCTAATGGCGTCGTGTTAATGTAGAACGTCGCCGTGCACGTTCCCGATGTGGAAATGGTCGAGGTCTGTGTGATCGTCGCGCCAATTGGGATATTGATGACAATGTTATAATTTTGGTTGGTCGGGACCGGTATAAGCCCCGAAATGAAATCAGTAATGGTCGTTGGCGGGCTTACAGCGGCGCTCGTTTGTGTCGTGCCGTCCGGGAACTCAAACCCGCCAGTCGTGCTTTGAACAATCCCGTTGACCGTGACGGGGACGCCAATAACAAGCGGATTGCCCCACGTTATGTTGCTATTGGTTAGCGTGAAATCGACGCCATTCCCAACAAGAAGCTGGCCGGAAGCCGGAGGCTGCGTGATTTGCAGTCCCCCAGCCCATATGCCAACTTCGTTCGCGGCCATTTAGTTTCTCACTTTGCGGCAACCGGGACAACCGATCCCGTCTGAACGATAATCGAGGCGTTTCCGGTCAAAGCCGGGCAAGCGTCCTTGGCGATCTGGCTATTCTTCGCCAGCGTCGCCTGTACGCGCGCCGAGGCGTTGGCGTCCTTGGCGATGACATAGATCAGGTCGGCATTGGCGCAATCAAATGTCACCATATCCGCGCCAACCTGCTTGGCGAGCGTCGCCGTGGCGTTGACCGCCGCCGTGTATCCCGAAAGATCGCAGCCGCCAAGAGCGACCGACAACGCGGCAAGGATGAAAAGACGATTGAACATATCAGTTTTCCTTACTGGGTGAGACAGCGGGACCGGCTGTCGAAGACGACAGGCCGTGCATGATGAAGTTGGCGACAACGGAAATCCAAGCGCACCACGCCATGATCCCCTTTGCCACGTCAGGGCTTACGCCGGGCGGAAGGCCAAGCGTACCGCTGCCAATCGCCATGATGATCGCCAACGCAAGATTGACGTACATTGATGTCTTGGGGTCGATTGTCATTGTGCTACCTCAGTGTTGGCAGAGCTGGAAGTGCATTGGATCCACGTCATTATGCGCCCCACGCCAGCAGAACCCATGTTTCTGAAGGATTGAGGCAAACTGCGGATCAATCATGCCACGTCCCGGCTCCCATACATGCGGGAACGGATTATGGCCGGGGTCCATGTCAATCGCGCACCCCCACGAATGAACGGATAGACGTGATCCACCACGCTCCGGGCGGAAGCAAAACGTGCCGCCCGTCACATCAAGGCGAAGCTGCCTGATCTTATCAATTCCCATGGTCTGCAAAACATCCGTGAACGCATCATGGAACGTCGAAAGGCACTTTTTGTGAACGTGCAGATGCTCCATCGGCGTGTGCTTGCCATCCGAATAAAACATCGGATACGGCGTCACCCACTGAACAAGGTTTTCCGCCTGCCAAGCCGCGCTAGCCTGACCATTCGTGCCACGCGGATCGCCATAGAAGGTGTTCAATGCTGGCGTATCTTCATGCGGCCAAATCATTACGATCTCCCTAATGACTATCCGATCCCCTATCGGCCTTCCGCTGCTCAAGATTGCTGATCTTGTCAAAAATTTGCCGACAAAGATCGCGAACTTCTCGCATTGACTCCGCGTAATCCTCCTTACGGACGTAATTCTGCGGCAAATCGACTTCAATTTGATGAATGTCCCTCTGAAGTGACTGGATCGCATCCCACAATGAACGCGCAAACCAACCAAGCACCGACAATATAGCGCCGCCGCCAACGTTGATTATGGTTTGCGTGTCCATCATTGGCTCCTTATGCCGCATCAGATTCAACAACTTCCAAAGCAGGCGGATTGGAAGCAATTTGCTTTTCAGCCATGTCTTTGATTTTAACAATCAGCCCTTGAACCTCGGCGAATGGCCGCTGCCCAAGAGACTGAAGGATGTAGTTGATTTCATCAACCGTAAGCGTGAGCGTGAGTTCCATTCTTACTCTCCGATTTTACATCCACGCTTCACAATAAGCGGGATGAATCCATAAAAATTTACACATCCGTTACAGCAGCAAGCTGTTCATCAGTTGGCTTTGGATATGTTTCATTTTCCCATTTTTCGATATAATCGCCTCTTTCATCTGCATCATTTCGCAAAGATATTGTTCCCGTATTCGGATAAAAATCTCCGGAAGTTAGTTGTGGATATATTTTCATTATCTTATCGTACAATGTCATTTTATGCCCCCCTTACCATCGCGCCTTGGAAGTATGTGTTAGTCAGAGATGCGTTCAAGCTCAGAGCCGAACCATTATATTGAAAACAATAAAGTTCAACA